CCGCATCAATGCTGACATCAGCAAGTTGCAAGACGCTGTTGATGAAGCCAACACCCGCATCGCCGCAGCCCAACTGCAAGGTGTCGCTCAAGGTGGCCTGAAAGACAAAGAATACAGCGCAGCATTTACCACGCACATGAAGCGCGGCGAAATCAACGCCGCCTTGAACAAAGGCGTGGCCGGTGAAGGCGGCTATCTTGCCCCTACAGAGTGGGATCGCACCATCACCGACAAATTGGTGCAGGTGTCCCCCATGCGCTCCTTGGCCTCACAGCAAACCATCAGCACAGCGGCCTACTCCAAGTTGTTCAACAACATGGGCACGACATCCGGCTGGGTTGGAGAAACTGCTGCCCGTCCTGTAACGGCAACGCCGGCCTTTGGCACACTGACCTACACCACGGGCGAGATTTACGCCAATCCTTCAGCCACACAAGGCATGTTGGATGATGCGGAAATTAACCTTGAGGCATGGTTGGCGGGTGAAGTTCAGACCGAGTTTGCGTATCAAGAAGGCGTCGCATTCCTGAGTGGCGACGGTGTCAACAAGCCCAACGGCATCCTGACCTACGTCACAGGCGGCACCAACGCAGCCACCCACCCTTGGGGCGCTATCACCACCGTCAACAGTGGTGCCGCAGCCGCGCTGACCACAGACGGCATCTTGAGCCTGGTCTACAGCCTGCCGAGCGAGTTCACCGGCAACGCACGTTTCGCCATGAACCGCGCCACGCTCGCTGCTGCGCGCAAGCTCAAAGACACCACCAACCAGTACATCTGGCAGCCCAGCTATGCAGCAGGGCAGCCGTCCACATTGGCCGGTTATGCCGTGTCTGAAGTGGCCGGTATGCCTGATGTGGCGGCGGCGGCCAAGGCAGTGCTGTTTGGCGACTTCAAGCGCACCTATTTGGTCATTGACCGCATCGGTGTGCGTGTGATCCGCGACAACCTCACCAACAAACCGTATGTGTCGTTCTATACGACAAAAAGAGTAGGGGGTGGCTTGCTCAACCCCCAGACCATGCGCGCCCTGAACATCTCGGCCTAAACCTGAAAGCCCCCTAACCGGGGCTTTTTCAATTGGAACTTCAAATGATCTTCACTAAAGAATTCAAAGGCGTAAAGAACGGTGACATCTACCACACCGACTTTGTGCCAGGTGACGTTTGCCCACCAGAACTTATTGACGCAGCCATTGCGTGTGAAGTGGTTGAAGTCCCAGTTGAAAAAGCCAAGCTGGTAAAGGCCAAGCTGGAAAAAGCCAAGTAAATGACGCTACGCCTGATCACCGCAGCCACAGCGCTTGCTGTTGACATTGATGAAGCCAAAGCACACCTGCGCGTCACAGAAAGCGCAGAAGACGATTTGATCGAATCAATGCTGTGGGCGGCACAGGACATGGCAGAACAGGCCACCGGGCGCGCATTGATGACGCAAACGTGGGAATTGGCGCTAGACGATTGGTACTACATCATCAAACTTACCAGCCCCCCAGTGCAGTCCATCACCAGCATTACATATACCGATGACGCTGGTGTTGTGCAAACACTCGCCGCTGATCAGTACACACTGATGAACGATGACTTTGGTTGTTCACGCATTGTCCCAGCCTACGGCGTGACATGGCCTGAAAACAGAGGCGATTCAGGAAGCATCAGGGTCACATTTGTTGCCGGGTACGCCAATGCCGCTGCTGTGCCGCAAGCCATCAAAGCGTGGATCAAGCTGCAAGTTTCTTCTCTTTATGAAAATAGAGAGTCTGAGTCATATTCTTCGAGGGCTGTTTCTACGACAGTAAAAATGTCGTTCGTAGACAGGCTATTAGATCGCTATAGGGTGTGGGATTAGGATAAAATAGGCGAGCCGGTAAAGCAGTGAGATGCGATACCGGCTCTAACCAAACAACCTGTATCAGAGGTCATCATGGCTGAAATGAATTTTATACCCACTGGCAATAAATCTTGTAAAAGATGCGAGGGTACGGTCTTTTATAAAAGCGGTAAGTGTGTTGCTTGCGTTAAGGCGTACAAAGCTGAGTGGTCTGCCAAAAACGCAGAGCATGTTTTAGCGTACAGGAAAAGCAACAGAGAGCGAGATAGGTCAGTCGAAGCCAAATACAGGCGCGAGAATCCAGAGAAAATCGCCGCAGCAAAGGCTAAATTTCTTGAGTCGAATTTAGACAGGTTTAAGGCGCAACAAAGAGCCTATTACGAGAAAAATGTCGATCTTTGCAAACAGAGATCAAAAGATAGTTTCAGGGCCAATAGAGAACGGTGTGCGGAGTCGCAAAAAGCGTGGATAAAGGCGAACCCTGATAAAGCAAAGGTGATTTTTGCGCGTAAGTACGCAAAACAAGTATCAACCCCGCTGGGCAAGATGAAATCGCTTATGCGCTCAGTAATCGGAAGAATATTTAAGAGTCGCGGTTATAAGAAAACAAGTCGCACTCACGAAATACTTGGATGCAGTTATGAAGATTTTGAGAAGCATATTGAGTCGCAATTTGCGGAAGGAATGTGCTGGGAAAAAATGGGTTCTTTGATACACATAGATCACAAAACTCCGCTGGCGAAAGCCACATCGGAGCAAGAGCTTGTTGCACTGAACCACTACACAAACTTGAGGCCAATGTGGGCTATTGATAACTTGAAAAAAGGCGCGAAGCTGGACTAAATGACATGAACACACTTGCACAACAACGAAGCACCTACGGGTGCTTTTTTTACGCCCAAAGCAAATCATGAGTTCCGGCGAACTTAGGCACTTGGTTTCTTTGCAGTCTCCCGTGTCAACCGTGGACGACATCGGTCAACCGTCAACCGCGTGGGCTACCGTGGCATCGCCGCGTGCATCCATTACCTACCAGAACGCTACTGAGGCGATCAAGTCGGGCACCGACGCATCAGTCACGCGGGTGGTTATCAAAATTCGCCACAGGTCGGTTAACGCGGGCCAACGGGTGCTGCACAACAGCATCGCCTACGCCATCTTGGGTGTGCAGCCTGACGTTCGCAAGGCTTACGTCTATTTGACATGCGAGGTCATCAATGGCGCTACGTGATTCGGTACGCGTTAACTTCGACACGAAAGGCCTGATGGCCCAGGTCAAGAACCTCAAGCAAGCCATTGAAGAAGCGGTGATCCCGGCTACGCAAGCGGCGGCGCAGGTGTTTTATGACGAAGTGAAGTTGCGCGCCACCAACTTATCTGACACGGGCAATCTGGCCGCGTCCATTTACCAATATCGCGTCAAAGAAGAACAGCGTCCCGGTCACGCCACCTACAAGGTCAGTTGGCGCAAAGGGCGCGGTAAAACCAAATTGGGCGTTGCCGACAGCGCCGAAGACAAAGCGGTTAAGTCTTTGCCCATTGCCTACCACGGCATCCTGGTTGAATACGGCTACATCCAGCGATACGCCAGCTATGTGGGTAGCGACGGCAATTGGTACACCGCCATCCGCGCTGAAAAACGCGGCACGCCAAAGCCCAAATCAAGGGCATCGCAAGCCGTCAAAGATGCTTACTATGTGCTGCGCAAAGGAGGCCCCGTGCAGCACGCGCCGCGCTCATTCCTGCGCTCCGGCTATGAAGCCGCCAAGGGCCTGGCGATGCAAGCGTTTATCGCTGAAATGAACCAACGCGTCGAGCAAGTGGTATGACCATCGAAGCCGACATTTACAACGCGATCAAAGGGCTGGTTGGCAACCGCTGCTTTCCAGACTTTGCGCCTATCACCACCGCCAAGCCGTACATCACATACACGCAGATCGGTGGCGAGGCCATCAGCTACAACGACGACATTGTGCCCAGCCTGAAAAACGGGCGTTTCCAAATCAACGTATGGGCCGATACGCGGGCAAGTGCAAGCAGCATCATTTTGCAGGTTGAGTCTGCCATGGTACTTGCGCAATCGTTTCAAGCCAGGCCAATAGGTGCAGCGTCGAACGACTACGACCACGACATGTTGACCTACGGGGCAATGCAAGATTTCAACGTGACCTCTGCCAGGTAGAAGTCACTACCCCAACAACGCCGAAGCCCGCTCCATTAGCGGGTTTTGTCGTTTATGCCCTCTCGGGCGCAACCAGCCGCATCAATGCGGTTTTTTTTCGTCCATTTAAAGGAAATCATCATGGCATCAGTACCCACCGGGACTCTTTTCGCCGTTGGCACCGTCTTTGCAACCGCAAAAACCGTCACCGGCATCTCCAACGCCGCCGAAGCGGTTGTGTCAAGCACGGCACACGGTTTTGCCAATGGCGACATCGTGCAGTTGTACAGCGGCTGGGGCCGGTTGAACCGCCGCGCCGTTCGTGTCAAAACCTCACTTCCCGACTCGTTCGTGGCAGAAGGCCTCGACACCACCAACACCGAATTCTTCCCTTCTGGGTCGGGTGGCGGCACGGTGCGCAAAGTCACCACGTTCCAGCAGATCAACAAGATTGTCAACCCAACGTCCAGCGGTGGCGAGCCGAAGAACATCACGGTCAAGTTTCTTGAGTCTGATGTCGAAGACTCGATCAATGACGGCTTCACTGCTGTCACCGAGTCGTTCGAGATTGACGCCGACGAGTTTGGCGGCACGGCCTACGCCGCGCTGGTGTCGTTGTCTGAAGTGCAGACCGACTCTGTGCTCAAGAAAACGCTGCGCTCGGGCGCCATCATCCTAACGCCTTGCCGCGTGTCGCTGAACGAAAACGTCAAGCTGACGGACGGCCAAATCATGACCAACGCGGTCGCCATCAACGGCAACGGAAAGATCACCCGCTACGCCGCCTAAGAAGTACCTACCTGGCTTGTTTCGCTCTTAGCAGGGCGGGCAGGCTGGGCAAGGGCATTTTGTAACCCTGCTAAGGAAAAACAATGGCAAAAATCTCGCTTGGGAAAACCCCAAAATCATTCAAACGCGTCATCACTGTTGACATGCTTGACGGCACTAAAGGCTCGATTGAATGCGAGTTCAAGTACCGCACACGCACCGAATTTGGTGCATTCCTTGACGGCATCTTTGCTGACGCTGGTGTCAAACCAACCGATACCGACGAAAAGGTGGCCATTGCCGAGATC